GATCGGCCCGTACTTCGCGTCCATCTGCGCCTGCAGTTTGCGCTCGTGCCACTGATGCCACGCGCGTAACTGATCGGCGCTGAAGGTTGTCCGGCCATCCATCAACGGGATGTCCGGCTCGGGCTCGGGGTCTTCGGCAGGCTTGGCAGGCGGCGCGGCAGCAGGCGCTGTCGCGTCCTCACCAAGCTGGCTCTGGACCATTCGCACGAACCCGCGCGGGTCGTTCTGCAGCCACTTGGACAGGCTGAGGGCGGTTTTGACCGCTTCCGGCTTGACGCTCGGGACGCGGGTGCCGTCGGCCTGTACAGACTCCTCGATTCCAAACTCTTCTAGCGCCTTACGCCGCGTGGTCGTGATGACCGCTTTGTGGCGGTCGAGCGGGATTGGGCCTGCGTTCGGGAGTGAACCAGGAGCCTCCGAACGACCGTCGGGCTGTGTCGCCGCCTGCGCGAGGGACGGGTCTGGAGGAGCGTCGGGTGGCGTGCCGTCCGACTTCGCGGCCTGCATCTCTCGGAACACCGAGCGTGCATCAGTCGCGACTGCCGTATCGCCAGCAGAGGCCGTGGAAGGGGCGGGCGAGTCGGACGCCGGAGACGGGGGGGCCGCTTGTGCGGCGTCCGTGGAGGGCGCGTCAACCGGGGCCAGAGTCTCTTCCATGGCGGTATGGAAGAGAATGCACCACTAGATTGTCTGGTGTCAATGCATTGACGCTTTTTCTCGCAAAGTTTACATCTAGTCGCGCCCGTAGCGCGCGTGGTGCTCCTCGATGACCTGCTTGATGGTGGCGATGGTCTCCGGGTTCGGCTTGTATTCCGGCGTCGTCGCCTTCGTCGTTGCCTGCCGCTCGGCGAGGATGCGCCCGGCTTCGAGGTTGACGCCGGTCCACGACGTGGTATGCGGCGAGGTATCCGAGCCCGGCACCGGGACGTGGCGCACGAACTCCTCAAGGCCGCGCGCTTTCAGCTCGCGCCGCAGTTCCGACTTGCTGTACACGGTCACCGGTTCCGGACCGAGGTTCTCGTACGTACGGCCGCCCGGGATGTCATCTGATTGCGCGCCTGACGCGCCGACTCCGTGAGGACACCACGGCCACGTGCCCACGGTCGTGATGTGATAGCCACATTTCGGACAAATGTCCTCCTTTGGCTTCGTGTCATTCAGCGCCTTCATAAAGGCCGCGCCTGACATGCGCAGATCACTCATGGTTTCGGCATCTCCTTCGGCTTCTCACGCGGCGTCCACGCGTGCCCGCACGGGATGCACGCGTAGTCGCCGCTCGGCCGCTGCAACAGCTCCACGCTCCCGCAACGTGGACAGGTCGTCATGGGTGCTGCAGGACGTAGGTGTCCGGCGTCGAACGCACGTAGCGCTGCCCCCCGGCGACCAGCACCAGCGGCAGCGGCTCCACGACACGATACGGCGTGCCCTCGCCAGGGCCGTCCGTCAGCCGCACGGTCGCATACGTGCGCCCCTCCTGGCTCTCGTGTCCCTCCAGCACCGGCGCATCCACGTCGGCCACGGTGGGGCCGGACGACACCGGTTTCTGCGGCGGATCGGACCGCACGTGATCCTCGGGATGCGACTTGTCGCGCACGGCGCCGTGCGGGTTGTTCTCCGTACCGATACCTTCGTTCGCGCCGCGATTGCGCACGCGGCCGGCCTCTGGCGATTCGCGCTCCTCGTCCGTCTTGTGCTTGGCCATCATGGTCTCCCTTCAGTTGACGGTTGGCGCGCCGCCGCCGCGCATCTGATGCTTATTGATCTGCTCGGCCTGAGGCACCGCGCCGGGATGCGGCTGTTGCACGGGTTGTGCCGCGCCGGGCTGCTGGGGCTGCGGCGGCTTCGGCATGGGCTGCCCCGTCATCGGATCGATCGGCGGCACGATCTCGATGCCCGCTTGCGCCAAAATGCCGAGCACCTGCGGGTTCTGGAGGTCTTCGGCCTTGATGGCCATGCTGAACTTGATCTCCGGCTTCGGCTCGGCGGGCGGCGTCTCCACTACGATCTTTTCCGGGTCGAGGTTGTGCTTCGTCAGCAGCGCCTTTAGCAATTCCGTCCGGCGCACGTTCGGATCGCGCCCGATCAGGTTGTACAGATTCGCGGCCTGCCGGCGCTCGACGTCGGCATCGAGCCGCAGCGCGCTATCCGGTTTCGCGGTGTAGACGAACTCGCCCTGCACGGCCTTGCGATCCCACGACCGCAGCGCCTTCTGCCCATCGGGGCCGACGATCTCGACGAAGCCCGCATCGTCCTTGAACTGCTGCAGGAGCGACGCGAGCTTGCCCGCGCCGGACGTGAACCACCGCAGGAACTTCGTGCGCTCCTTGTCGAGGCGCACATCGGAGACGGCGCGGGCGTCGCTCACCTCGGTCGCGGTGCGGCCTTCGGTCTCCACGGTCGCGGGCCGGATCGCCCACGTGTCCCGCATGTCCTTTTCGCCGATCTCGTTGAACTGGTAGTTGTCGCGCGGGAACTGCTGGAGCGCCACCACGCCGATCTGCTCGTTGCCGTTGCCATCCAGGCCGATGTTGCTCATGACGTCGCCGCGTTCGAGCTTGGCGAGCGTTTCCGGCGTGAGCTGCGTCCGGTCATACCAGCGCATCGGAATCGAGCGGTCGCGGAACTGCACCATCTGGGTGCGGCCGAGCGAGATTTCCTCACTGAGCGGCCGCGCAATGCCCACGTCGCTCACGGGATACGCGCTCCCCGGCAGGAACCGCAGCGCGAGCGGATGGATCGGGAAGCCTTCCATCCCGTGCAGCTTGCCGTCGTTCGGCCGCCCGTCCTGCCCGTCGCCGAACCACTGATACGGCGAGTTTTCATGCTTCACCGGCGCGTCGTGGCCCTTGATCAGCACGAGCAGCTTGAGTTGTTTCGGCAGCGGGTCTTCCTCTGGCGCGAAGACGGCCGCCTTATACCAGATTTCGTAGCCTTCGACCTGCTTCAGCGCCCCGCCGTCGCGCGTCGGCCGCTCCGCGCTCGAGAGGGTCTCGCGTGGCGTCTGGATGGTCGCGGCGAAGTCCGGCGGCAGCCCGTAGGCTTTCTGTGCCTGGCCGAAATCCATCACGAACTTCATGCCAAGCCACGCGGCGCGGTCGAAGTTGGAGCCGACGAAGTCGACCGGGATGAGTAGGTCTTCGGTCGGAAACTCCTCCCAGAAATACTCTTCGTGGGCGAGGTATTCCTCATCGCGGAAGGCGGGCTGCATTACGGGCTGGCCATCAGGGCCGAACTGCAGCATCCCGTCGGGACCGACGGCCGGCTGCTGCGCCTGCTCCATCGCGGGCTGTTGCGTCTGCGGGTCGATGGGCGGCTGTCCCGTCATCGGGTCCGGCGGCGCCGGCTGCATCACCGGCATCGGCCGCGTGCGAATCTCCGACACGTAGCCGATCTTGCTGGCCGCGATGCCGCAGAGCAGCACATCCGTCGCGACTTCGTCGATCAGCGTCGCAGCGTCGGCGTTTTCCTCGCCGAGTTCATGGTTGACCGCGGCCTGGAAGATCGGCACCGCCGGCGCGCTCTTCGGGTTCTTCGGCTTGAGGTGCACTTCCGGCACCTGAAATACGAGCTGTGATTTTTTCTGCTCGACGTAGCTGTATTCCAGCGGCACGTTGACGGTGTGATCGCGCGGCACCGTCGGCAGCGTCTTGCCCATGTAGGCGCGCACGTTCTTCTGCCACTGAATTTTCAGATCATCGACCACCGATTCGCTCGCGTGGATTCTATTCAACCAGGCGCCGACCAGTTTCTGGGGATCGGCTTCCTCGGTCGGCATCTGCGCCACATCGCCGCCCGCGCCCAGTACGTCCATTGATTCGTCAGCCATCGGAATGCCTCACTGCACGCCTAGCGGCGCACGTTCTCATACCCCAAGACGTGTCGTTGTGATTCGGCCAACATGGCCTGCTGCCGGAGATGCCCGATCGACCCGGGCGGATACTGCGTTTCGACCACGCGACTCGCGATCGGCTGCTTCAGGCCAGACACCAAGAACCGCAGCGCGTCGATCGGGTGGTCGTAGCCGTGCGTGTCGAGGTCTTCGTCATCGCGGTCGTCCACCGCCGCTTCGCCGATCGACCGGATCAGGCTCTTGCACCGCGGGTGAATCTTGAGGAACGGCGTGCCGTCCGGATGGTTGCGCAGCCACGCCCTGAGGCGCGCCCAGCCGTTCTGCCGGTCGCGCTCGCCCAACACGCACGGCAGGCGGCCGATGTGCTTCTGGAAGGTCGACAGGCGCGTTTCCACGCTCTCGTGGCCGGACTGCTCCGCCATCTTCGGGTCGCACCACATGCGGCGCACGTCGATGCCGCTGCGCCGGTTGCGCTCCGCGATCTGCTGCGCGATCTCCTTCACGATGTAGCGGTCGCGCGTCGGGCCGTTGAAGACGAACTCGTCCTCGATATACAGGTGCCCGTCGTCGTCGTAGACCGCCCACAGGCACACGCCCTCGTCCGTCTGATAGCCCCAGTCGAAGCCGCACCAGCGCGGTGAGCCGGTCGAGAACCGCGGGAACTCCACCACGTGCGACCGGCGCGGGATGCCGTCCTCGAGCGGCTCCTTGTCGACGCGGCGGAACTCCGAGAAGAACCCATCCTCCGACGCGTCCCAGTCGCCATCGCGGTAGGCCGCACGCAGCGACGGCGGGAGCGAGGCGAGTTCCGCCTCGTACTGCACCCAGTTGAGATGTGGGTTATCGGACGGCAGCGCCTTGATGTAGGCGTATTCCGCGCCGCCGCGGTAGGCTTCATCCTCGCGGTCGGTGATGTCGCGCAGAATCCAGCGGCGCTTCGCCCAGTAGCCGCCCGATTTCTTTTTCGAGACGGGGTTGGTGCCGCCGCCGACGCGCGGCACGAAGCCGGGGATCGTCGTGCGGCACGACGTGCGGATCAGGAGATACATCAGCTCCGAGAACGTGATGATCTCGTCGAACGAGATGCGCCCGTACTCCGCCGAGAGGTAGTTGTTGATGTTGTCTTCGTGGTTGCAGTGGCCGAACTCGATCAGGCTCCCGTTGGGGAAATAGAGCACGCCGGCGCCGACGTCCGACGGCTTCCACTTCGCGCCGAGGTGCTGCGCCTCCTGCGGGACGAAGCGTAGGTGCGAGCGCTTCAGTTCCTCGAGCTGACGACGGAGGATGAGGCACTTCAGCCCCGGCACCGCGAGACACGGCCCGTAGTTGTCGAACCGGATCGCGATGCTGTTGTGGGTCGGGATCATCGCCCGACCACAGAGGTACGTGCGCGATCTGGCCGCCACTCCAATACAGCGCATCGGCACCGATGGCACGGGACGCGCCGCGACGATGTAGCGACGATCGTGCGTGCCGTTCAGAGCATGCCGTCGTTGCCGGTCAGCCTTCCGTCGCAGGTGATACACCGCGATGGGCGTCGTGAAGCAAATACGCCACTTCGGCCTGATCACTCGCCCACGCAGCGTTGCCGTCCCGGTAAGGCATGTAGCTTTTATGCCGAGGGACGCGACGAGCTCCATCACCCCGTCGCGCAGGGCCGACGATGTCGTCGTGAACTCGTTCGATCCGTGGTCATGGCGGCAGTAGCCGTCCGTGTCCATCAGCCCCTGTAGAAGCGCCTCACGCTGCGCGCGCGAGGCTCGCAGATATACGGCCGGGATGTGCTTACGTCCGAACACGCCAAGCGCCCGGAGTGACCCGACGAGCCCACGGATGTAGTGGCTCTTTCGATCCCTCCCGTGTATCACCGTGTAGCCAGCGCGCTCAATCCGCTGCCAGATTTCCGCATCAATCCCGGTCAGGCCGCCGCCCCTCGATGTGCCGTCTCCCAGCCACGCCCCCAGCACGTACGGATCGATCGGCAGCGTCGCCTCAGGGAGTGCGAGCGCCCCGCCGTTCACGACGCAGTGATTAATAGTCCCGGGGCCGACCGTGAGCGTCGCCACGATCTCCGCCGTTGTTCGCTTCGTGCCTCGGTAGTCCGGAATGGCCGCCGTGACTTTGGCTGACGCGGCATTCCTGGCCGCGAGATCGGGCCGCTTGCCATTGCCTCTGGATGGACGCTTCGCGCGACGCCTAGCGCGCCATTCGTCGGTGGCAGACCTGAGGCGGATGCGCTCCTTATTAGTCAGCGTCAGCCATTCGTGTCCGGCATCACAGACCTGTCGGACGCCATCGTCGAATTCCAACTCCCACGCATCCGGTCGAGGCTCGATGTCTGAGCACCACTCGACAGTGGTGGGCTGCCCATCTGCATCAAAGACGATGTCGCCGGGACGCAGATCGCCCATCGTGGTCCAGCCGTCTGGCGTTGGGATCGGCGTATCGAGGGTCAGGAGCTTGCCGCAGCCCTTCGACCCGCCGTACAGCGGATAGCGCGCCGTACACTGGTGGTATTCCACCTGCTTGGCGAACGGCTCGTAGACCGTCCTGCCGTTCACCACGAACTTGAACGTGGACGGGTCGACGCCGGGCGGGGTCGGGGTGGTGATCATCGCTCGTAGTAGTGGGCCAGCGGCTTACCGCTATCGCCGAGCGCCTGCACGTCGCGGAGGTCGAACGTACGTAATGTCGGCAGCCCATCACGGTCTAGTACGAGCGGCTTGCGCTGACTAACCTGGAACGGCGCGGCGGCCTCGACGAAGCTGTCCAACATGTCCTCAACCATGTCGAAGAGCTGCCCGTCCTTCTGATACAGGTATGCCTTCACAGCAGCACTCCAAACCGGCGCACGATCCACAGCACCGCGACGAGCACGATCAGCACATACAGCACCGTCGCGATCGGCTCCGGCGCGCCGAACGCCGCGATCAACCGCTGTACGCACCAGAGCAGCAACAACACCACGACCAACGTCACGATCAGCGCAATCAGCGTTTCCATGCATCTCCTCCCGCCGCAAAAGCAAAGGGCCGCCCGCACGCCTCCGGAGAGGCTGTACGAAGCGGCCCTTGCTTCGCGGCTCGTGTCGTGCGCCAGGCGTGAGCCTGATGCCAGCTACCCGGAGGGATCAGGTCCGGGGAGGCGCACGGTCGATTTCTGGTTCTACTTCATCGCTTCACGAGCGAAATCAACTCGGACGCGCAATTCTTCGCGCGGATCGTTAGAGTTGATTGCCATCGCATACGTGAAGGCCTCGCACGAGCCCAAACGCCCAAGCGCGCCGCGCAGTCGCCGCACCTCGGCGACCAGCGCGGGGATGTCCGCGCGCGCGTGCGCAACGAACTCGGCATCCTCGCGTTCATAGAAGACGCCATCGCCATCGTGGGTGCAGCCCATTAACGCCTTATGTTCCGTTGAGACCTCGCGCTCAGCGAAAACCTCCCACGGCCCCGGCGTCGCCGCATTCGCCCGCGCCTCGATCGCCTGCAGTTCTTCGTCCGTCATCGCAGCTCCAGAATCGTGTCGCCGTCGTCACGGCGACGATAGAACACGCGGGTCGGCGGCAACTCGTCGTCCCAAACGATCGGGCATCCGCGAAACGTAAGCCTCTCGACGCTCGGCACCGCAGCGGCAGCCACAGGAACCGGCGCCACGCGCGAAGCCGACAGCGCCGCGAGCGAACACAGGAAGCTACGCCGGGTCAACATCGGTGGCCTCGTCTGGCGGCGCAGATGGCTCGTCTGAGACATACAGCCCAGGCGACCAATGCCGCGTGTAGTGCGCCCCCTTAC